ATCTTTTCAGGAAAGTCATACAGCTTAGTCCAGTTATGGAATTCAATCTTACCAGCCTTGTAAAGATCGACTAAAGGTATTGGCATGGCACCAAAAAATACCCACTGATATTCATTTACTGTTTTTCTTACAACCTCATTAATGTGGTAGAAATCGTCCTTGTATTTGCAACGACCTTCAACATCAATGTGAGCCCCAGAGCCAGCATAAAGAATTCGAGGCTTCTTACGATTTTTATCGAAGTTTTGACTAATCTTTTTCTCATCATAGTGATTACCAATCCACCAACGGGGAGGGTAGTTAGGTATTACGGTTATGTTTTTATTACCAGTCTTTTCAGCATAATAGTCCCCAATAAATTTATTTGTAGTAGTAATCTCATCACATGTCTGCATAATCTTTGTGCAGAACTCTGCGATCTTAGGGTCACTAAACCCTGGCTTAAATTTGTTATACTCAGGGATGTCTGAGTAATACATAATATCATCAATTTCGTATGCGAGATTAAAGCCAAATTTGTTTCTCATCCTCTCAAGATATGTAACATATTTGTATTGATTTTCAGTTGCCTGTCGTTGGATGCGAACTGTCTTAAGAGTACTGAAAAACATTTCATCATGAATCATTTGACAGGAATTCATGATAACAGACTCAACTCTAGAGTTGAGCTGATCCGCTGGCCAGAACAATCTCCAGAAACCACAACCTGAGTGATCTGCTAAGAAGTTTACACTCTTGGGTAGCTGAGTCTCTGCTTGTACGAGATCTGTTGCTTTAGGCTTGGTCTCATATTCAATTACACTATTATTTGAAAACATTTGTGGTATTCCAATGTTGGGCTTACCAAGAACGTTAAAACCAGGTCGTATCATTTGTTTTATTTAGTTTTACAGGCCGGTGAATTCCATACGTTGAGTTAAACCATTATACTTCTCAAGATAAATAATTTCTCCAGTAGCAGCCTTGATGGATTCTTTGCGGTGAGAAATAATGTAGCAACACTCGCTATACATGTCAGAGCGGTCTTTTAGTACGTCCAGCACCAACTCTACACCTTTCTCATCAAACGAGGAGTCTAGCAGTTCATCAAACAAGCAAACGTTATATGCTACATCACCTTGCAACCGTCTGATATCCATAAACGCGAACAAGCAGGCTAAATCAATAGTCTTCTTTTCTGCTCCAGAGAAGTTGTTGTAGCTGCACTCAATGCCTTTATCATTAATAATCTTCTCTTCAAAGTACTCATCAAAAAGGAGTACACAGTTAGAATCTAGCTTGCTCAAATAATAGGCAATCTTGTTGTTAAACAATTGCAAAATCTTTTTAATGATGTACGACTTAACACCTTCTTCTGAAACAACAAACTTAACGTTGTCAAGAACTTTGGATAGATTCTTAACAACCTCAATCTTTGCTTCGCTCTCTGCAACACTAGTTTTAGATTCAGAAACGAGCTTATTAAAAGAGTTTTCTTGCTTTGCTACTACATCAATGTCATCATCTAGAGTAGTAAGCCACCCTTTGAGGTGCTCTTTGCGTACTTTATTGTTTTCATGTTTTACAAATTCCAGCTCAGCATCCTTAAGCTTCTTACTTAAATCGTTAGCCTGCTTACAAACAAAAGCCTTAACAGCGACAAACTTTTCTCTTTCTTCTTGCAGGGTTATCTTGCCAGCTTTCTTTAGATTAATTTCTTCAAGCACATTATTTTTTTCTGAATCGATGTGCTCTCTATCTTGTTCCAGAATAGATCTGGCGCAAACTGGACACTTGTCCTCTTTTGTACCGACAGTCTTGTGCCGGTAATTCAAATGAGTGATTTCAGTATCTATTTGAGAAATTTTTGTATAAAACTCGTTGATCTTCGCATCTGCCTTTTTGAGATTTTCAGTAGCAGAATTTATTTTATCTTGAATCGGTGAAATGTTTATATTATTAAAATCTCTCAAGTAGTCTTCAATAACAGCCAGCTCAGCATTGTTATCTTTCTTTCTCTTCAGATACTTTTCTAGACGATTGCGGCGCTCTTCTTCAAAATTCTCGCTCTGATTATTAAGGTTATTATAATTAGATTGTAAAGTACTAAGACGGGTAAACTCTGTATTATACGAATTTTTAACCTCGTTAATATCAGCCTTGAGCCTGTCAGACATTTTAGAGAAGACTTCAAGGTTAAAAATACTCTCAATAAACTTACGCTTATCTCCTTTCTTTTTACCCATGAAGGGTATGGTATTATTAATTGTTAACGTAACACAGTGTTGAAAGATGTCAGCGTTAGTAGAAAGAAGAGACTCTATGTAGGTGTTAGTATTAGCAATACTGTCTCGAGTCTTGTCTTCTCCGTTAATTTTAAGAAATACCTTAGCTGGATTCAAAGTACGCTCCACACTTATCTCTGTTGTAACGTTATTTGATACAATATCAAACTCCAGGGAAACTTTAACCTTACCATCTGTTAAGTTATTCTTAATATACTTTGTATTAATCTCTCGCAAGGTATCACCAAAGATGGCAAAGTAAAGAGCATCAGCAACAGTAGATTTCCCCACACCGTTGCGTCGATCTTCTTTGTCTTTATTAGTACCTGTAATAATGTTGAGACCTGGCTTAAAAGTAAGCTCCACAGGCTTCTCACCAACAGATAAAAAATTCTTGATGGTAAGATGTTTAAAATTGACGTGCTTCATTTACTTTTCTGGTAAAGTTCCAAGGTATAATCAATTATACTCTTTTTATTCTCAATTTCCAGCTTATTAATAAATTCCTTTATCGCGTCTGCGATATCCACGCTGGCGAAATCTACATCACTTACCACTTTTTGGACTGCTGTATTAAACTTATAGTCGATTGTCAGGCTGTTTGGTTTAACAGAATTTACTGTTTTAATTAGCTGTTCAACTTCTTCCGGTTTGTAGTCTGTATCAACTATAATTTTAATAAAGTTATTTTCAACAAGCATCTTATTAAGCTCTATATTATCCTTCTTTACATCAGATAAGCTTACTTTAATGTGAACAGGTGAAACGGTGTTCCTAACAAACATCATTTCATTATTAACAATATTAAGAACAGTAAAACCTCTTGGTCCAGAATCGCCAAAATCCATATGATATGGGGATCCAAGATAAACAATTTTGCCTGTACTATATTCTCTTTCTTGGCGGGTGTGAAAATGCCCTGAAATAACTAAAGGGGATCTAGATAGCAGGTTATCGCTGGTCATGCCATGCTCACAAATTTTAGTTTCGTTGAGCTTAAACGTGGCAATTTCGAAGTGACCGAAAATAATATCGCTAACAGGCATGTCGGTCATATCAGTTCCCCATGGAGCGAATGTAAGCTTCTTACCGAACATAATCTCCGTAGTGGGTTTATCAACGACAGTAATGTTCTTGTGACCTTTTAAGATGGACAGAGAATGTACAGAAGAGTTATTCTTAAAGTAACAATCATGATTGCCTGTAATCATGATTATATTAAACTCTTTGAGAAGATTTAAAAATTCTGAAGTAGCCTGGATAGTATTTACTGCAATTTCATCTCTGTAGTGCAATAAATCTCCACAGAAAATAATGTCCTTAATGTCTTGTTGCTTAAGGCTCTTCTTTAACCATTTTCCGAACTCCAAAGCTATATCATGCCATTGAGCGGAGTTCTGGTGAACCCCTATGTGCAAATCGCTAAAACAGCATACTTTAGAGTCTTTTAAAGTCATATTAATATTCGTTATAATTATCTTCCTTATCAGGATCAATATATACAAACTCACCGTTCGGTAATGCCTGCATGGCCTCTCTGTATGTGAACTCCTGATAGAGAGCTATGGTGTCCTTCTCTTTCTTTTCCTTCTTAATTCTAGTAATAAATGCGTGAAATGCAATGGTTGTAAAATAACTAAATGGGTTATAATTGTAGCCGTTTTTATCCTTAGTCTTGACGTTAAACTTCTTATTCTTTAACGCTGTGTACATTTTTACAACAGCATCTCCAACCATATCATCTCTGTAAGAGTAATTTATAAAATTAGGGGCATAAGATAAACCTTTTGCAATTTTATAGATGGCTTCTGCCAAGTAATCGTTTATTTCTCCAGACTTGTAATAATCTTTAATCTGCTTGAAAAATTCTTTAGGGTCAACATAAAACTGCTCCTTAGGTGGTTTTGACGTAGGAGACATTACGAAGGTTTCAGTTTTTTTAAGTTTTGGTAAATTATTTTTCATGACAGGTTGTAAAGGAGTATGGTATTTTTTCTTGCGTGTACAGTTGCTTTCTCTTTTGATAGTGTAACATACCGTATTTTAGGTTGTCAGCAATATCAAATATGATGAGCTCTTTTTTATCTTCGTGAAGTCGTAAACCACGACCTATTGATTGTACTATCTTTACCTTAGCTTTGCCACCACCAGCAAAGATTAAGTAGTGAAGATTTTTAATATTAATACCAGTCGAAAATATTTTAGAGATGGCAACCACACAAATGTTACTTTGCTTTTCCATCAACTCTTGAACTCTCTTGCGTTCTTCTACTTCTACTTCACCTCTAATGAAGTAAACCTCTTTTGTTGTATCCTTAACAATAGCATCATAAATGGCCTGACCGTGATCAATTAAGTCAACCAGAACCAAAGAGTTGTTATCAAATTTATTGCAAAGATGTTTAATAACACCGTTTCGAAATTCATTAGCAATAAGAAATCGTATTTCATTAATGTACTCATCAGCAGGAGTACTATCCAAAGTTCGTTCAAAAATTGGTGCGGATTTATAATTTAATACTAGAGCGGTTACTTTGGCTGGAGTAACGTAGCTTTCAGCCTTTAGCTCATGAGACATCTTTGAATAAATTACATCCCCGAATTTGCTAAAAATATTCCACTGATCTAGTATATCTTCTGGTAATGTACCAGTAAACCCTAATTTGTGTATGGTGTATATCTTTTTAAGTAAGTTATTTATTTTATTGCCTCTCCGAACTTTATGAACCTCATCCACAATGAGTAGATCTACATTCTCCGTCCATTCAGTATCAGACAACTCAGATTGTAAGATGCCCATATTAGCAATAATTACATTGGTACTTAAATCAAGCTCAGAATTGCCTGTCCATGTACTATAAGTATAACTTACTCCATAGTCTTTAAAGTCGTTATAAGATTGACTGACAAGACCTAAATCGGGTACAATGAGTAGACATTTGAAGTTATGGTTTTGATGGTAAATGTTTTCCAGAATAGAAGACATGATGAGAGTTTTGCCACCAGCTGTTGCTAATTCGATTATTCCAAAACCAGACTTTAAAGCAGTTTGGACTACCTCGGTTTGATACTCCCGCAATTCAAGGCGTAATTTCTTATCAAGGTATTCTAGTTTTAGTTTAGGTGAGAATAGCTTTTTGAAACTTTCTGTTAATACAACATTAATTGGCTCTTCACCCGTTTCAGCATATTTTTGCAATACAGTATGAAAGTGAGGCTCAATTCTGCCAGTAGGTGTTATAACATAAGTTCTCTCTGGAGCAAAAAAGCCTCTCTTTCGAGCAAATACTGCGGCTTTATTCTTTACAGAGAAGTGTTCTCGTACTGCTTTAAAGTCTCCACTTAAAGCTGCAGTATTTCGTCTGTTATCAACATCTATATTTATGACCGTCATGTAGTTTCAAGTTTCATTATCTCGACGATGTTCTTTATATCATACGTTATAGACGAAAGAACTTTTTCTACTTTTTCGAGATATTCTATTATAAGCGTATTATAGTATATCTGATTGTTAAGATCCACAATTTTCTCATTGCTTTCCATAGCTTTTTC